CTAGAGTTTTTGCTGCTTTGAAATAGGCAATATGCCCGCTGTGTATAGGATCAAAGCCTCCTGTTACAAGTACAATACGTTTCATACGTATATTTACAATGTAGCGTCTTCCATGCCTGCAACTCTGAGTTTAACAATGTTTGTAATTTGCCATTGCTTTTGATCAAGACCTTTTAATAGTCCTAACCATCTGTTACGCAGTAATGCAAATTCGTTGATAATTTTTTCGTAGTCAACAACATCCGCTTCGCCGTCTACGTATTTTTCAACATCACGACTGGACAGAGCTCGTTGATAGTTTTCTAGATATTTCCTAAAGTATGAGCTGCGCAATCTGCGCAGCTCAATGTTTAAATAATTTAAAATTGCTTCTATCTCTTGAAGCTGGTTAAAACGGTACTCAACAATACCAGGCATTTCGGATGCTGCTCGTTCAACATTTCCTTTTAACTTTACTTCTGTTCGTGCTGTTATTAGCTCGTCTTCGAAGTATTGTATTGCCAATGGTATTTCGTTAATGTCGCGACTTACCCGACTATACCAGCCCATTAGTCTTCCTCGTAACTATTGTTGTTGTTGTCAAGATCAAGATAATATGAAATTGCTGTGTCTAATGCAGCATCGGTTCCAAGTAGATCTTTAAAAATAATATCGTCAACTCCGTAGTCTGCCATTAAGTCAACAAACTTTTCAGCAGCCATCTCAATATGCTTCTTATCTAGATAAGACTTAAACATCATCCAAATATCAGCAATTTGTTCATCATTCATTTTCGTTGACTTCCTTGTTAGTGTCAGCCTGCTCAGCAGCCATTTCAATTCTAGCAGCTTCTTCGGCTGCTGCCTTTGCAATACTTAGCAACTGTGCTTCTTTTGCTGGCAAGTCTTCCATTACTTTTTCCAACAGATCGCCTGTCCAGCGCTTGCGGAACTCAAGGATCTCTTCTCCAGTAGTGGTAATATACTTGTAACGGTTGCCTTGCTTTTCCAGCAAGCCTTTGGTTTCAAACATATCAAACAATCCACTGTAAGGATCCATGCCTGTTGAATAAGGAATCTCAATTTGTACACCTTCAAACGGTTTTGCATAACGTGTTTTCATAACCTTACACGCTGCACGAATACCATGTACTTGTGATGTTTTATTACCGTCTGCATCAGTTTTAAGTTTAAGTTTCTTCATAGCAACAACCATTGAACTTGCATAAACAAATCCACTACCGCCAGAAATCTTATCATCTGGATCAAACATATCTTGCGATGCGTAAGTGTGATTGGTTACACACATGCCTACATTGTAACTACCAAACATGTTCACACAGTTGGTAACCAATGCCTTGAGTGCTTTTGCTTTACGACCAAAGTCGCCTTTCATATCGCCTGCATCAAACTGATTGACTTCAGTTGGCGACATAAGCATACCCAGACTGTCTACTACAAACAATACCTTAGGACGATCTTCTTCTGCCATGTCTCGTAGATCAGACATAAACGTTGATACAGTTTTTGCCACATCGTCGATCATTGCCATGTTGAGCTTGAGAATCTTATCTGGCGCAGTGTCTACACCCAATGCCTGTAGCCAAGATTCGTCAAGTGCGTTCTCGCTGTCAATAAGAACAACAAAGATACCCTGTGCCTGAGCGTACTTGACAATGTTACCGCTTACAATATACGACTTGCCCGCGCCGGATTCACCAGCGAAAACACTTACCTTACCAAGCGGAATGCCTTTACGGAAGTCTCCACTTAGCAGATAGTTTAGTGCATAGTTGCCAGTACTAATCCAATCAGTCGGATCGTTAAAACCAGCACTCATACCTTTAATACTTTTGGTCAACGAGTTGCGAAACTTCGTTGGATCGAATGACTTAGATACCATGTGTATCTCCTATTAAATGAATGGAGTAGGGGACGTTAGCCCCCTACTGTGCAGGGTTAATTAACCTTGACGTGCGCGGATCATTGCAAGAATGTCCTGTGCGCCGCCGGAAGCTGGGGCTGGTGCTGCTGCTACCGGTGCCGGTGCTGCTGCTGGTGCTTCCACTACTGGTGCTGCTGCTGGTGCTGCTGGAGCACTTTGACTTGTTGCAGTTGCTTGCGGGCTTGCTGCTTGGGTCGGATCACCAGTACGTGCTTGCATACCTGCTGGACGGAAGTATTGACTCCAGCGATCTGGATCATATGCTTCGCCGTCTACACTTGCTTCAAACATTTCTGTAAGAATTTTTACTGCTGCGTCGTCTGGCTTCTTAGGAAGGAAGTCACTAAGATTATGCAATCCATGTGTATTAATTCCAGTCATCTCTGCATCAGTTAGAGGACGCTCACGGCGTGCCCAGTTAGATGCGCCATAGTCTGCGTAACCACCTTTAGAACCTTTTGAAAGACGGAAATCTACGCCTGCTGTATAATCAGTAGGCAGCTCTTCCATATCAGGATCCATTAGTGCTGCTTTGATAAGCTGGAAGATTTGTGGTCCGATAATGAAGCGACGAATTGGATTTTCTGGGAATTCTTCTTGAAGCGGATTTTCTGATACAAAGCCTTGGAAGATGTAAGAACGCTTTTTCCAGTACTTACGACCCATGTCTTCCAGCGACTTGTCTTTAAACCAACCACGTACTTCTTGTAGGATTGGGCAAGTGTCGCCATACATTTCCATACACGGAACTTGTACTTGTACAGGGCGGGAATCAGTTTCGCCTTTAACACCTGCAAACGGCAGCTTAATCATTAGGCGTTCTGCCCAAAAGAAAGTGCTGTCTGCATTGCCATCAGGAAGGAAACGTAGCGTTGCTTGCTCGCCTTCTTTCATGTTCCAAAATGCGTAAATTGCGTTGTCACCGCCACCTGATTGACGATTGCCGCTCGCGCCGGCTTCTTGTTCCTTGAGCTTTGCTCGGATTTCTGCTAATGATGCCATAGTTAATGCCTCCTAAAATGTTTTGCCTATGTGCAGGTAACACATGTTACCTAGTGCCTTTAATGTGTAGCACACTTATAATACTACACGATATTATTTATCTTGTCAACTGTTTTTTTTAATATTTTTTGAGTAGTTAGCTGATTATAAACCAGCTAACTTTTTGACCATTGTTGTTTCTGGGTAACGTGAGTCTGCTACTTCTACTGTACGTTTTTGCATTGCAGTTGCCTCGACTTTTCTCATAAATTCTGCGATCGGTTTAACATACTGATCTCCGTAGTCTTTTTGTACCGCAGTTAAGATTGCTGTTTCGCCTTTTGGAAACTTGCCTTGTTCTCTATCAAAGTAACTAAGCACAAATTCGCTTACTGGAGTTTTTTCTTTTTTTACCGGCTGCATGTCATCAGGATTTTTTTGGAATTTTCTAGCAACTTTATCTATTGCCATTTGACCTGCAACTGCTCCAGCATACTTGCCTGCTTTCTTGGCAATATTTTGTGTACCTTTTCCTGCGCCTGCTTTTTTAGCTAATGATTTAGCACCCTTGCCTAATACTTTACTTGCTATTTTTGCTAAGCCGGCTTCGTTGGTCTGATCGTCGTTTGCGTCACATTCACAAGGGCTACAGCCGCAATCGTTGCACTCCTTGCCTTCTGCAAACTGGCCCATCATTTCATCAAAGCCTTCTTCTAATTCTGCTTCTTCTGGTACGCATTTGTTTACACGCTTGCCTGCGTTTTTACCAGTACCTTTTTGTGTGCCGTCTTTTTTATACCCGTCCCAGCAATCCATCTCGGCCATTAGCTCGTCTGCATTTAACTCTTTTGCACGAGTTGCTTCGCCTATCAAGTTATAAACATAAGGAAATACATCTGCTAGTTCTTCGTTAAACTGCTTGATAGTTAATTGATCAATCCAGTTTTCTCTTACATCTTCTGGTACATCTTCTACTACAGTAACTACATGGCTGGATACTGCTTCTTTGTAATATGATTCTTTTTGTAAATTTAGTATTTCTTTTTTAACTTCGTTAACACGACCTTTTACAATATCGGTGTAACCAGCAAGCGTTTCTGCCATTACAGCACTACGGCCCATGTATTGATTAAACTTACGCAGCTTTGAAATTTCTTCACTCAGTCCTGCAATATGCTTGCCAAAATCGTCATACGCAGTTCCGCCTTCGGATACATGACGAGCCATTGCCCTTGCACCGCTTAGATGTTTAAACGGATATTTAAAACGTTCACCTGTTGGCGACTCGATAAAAATAGCATTTATTTTTTGAGTTCTGCCAGTAGCACTTTCGGTGTTGATTGGTGCTAGATGTTTAATTGCTAGTCTTGCATTACCGATACGCTGATAGCTAGTTTTAGTTGTACCGTACATTTTTGATTCGGCCATTGTTTCGTCTCCGGTGCGATTGTTTGCTAAAAATTTATAATCTCTTTTGTTAAGATTGGATTTATTAATGTCTCTTACATCAAATGGTAACATACGTTTTTTGGCGAAAATACGAAGTTCTTTTAAAAAACCAAACCAGCGATCCTGTACACTTTCCAGTTGATCTTTTACAATATCTCTGCCTACTATAACCACAACGCCGTCTGTTTCATCTAAGCTAACACTAACTTTGCCCAAGTCATTGCCTTGTTGCATAAAAGGAAAATCAAAATAACGTGCATTTTCAGGAATGTTTGTAACATTGCCTTTTTCGTCGCCAATAGTAACTGCGTCAAAACGTCCGCGAATTTTGTTAAATAAATCTGAAGCTATTGATTGTAAGTTTTTCATATTGTATTTATCAATAACTGCTACTAACAAAGATAGGCATAGGCATTTCATAATCGTCGTCTGCTTCAATTTGTACAAACGTATTATAAATTACAGGATCCCAGTCTTTCATAATTTCAATCATACGCAATGAAAGTAGTAAAGCGCTTATTAAGTCATCTGTCATTCCGGGCTTGGCTTGATAACTACTGCCGGCTGCAATAAAGCCTTTTAGTTCACTAATAAGAGGTTTACTTTTAATAATAAGCTGGTCATTTTCCAGCATTGTTTTTAATCGTGCGCAGGTTGTTACTTTGCTGCTGTGAGTAGTATTGAAACCTTTTCTAAATTTTCTAACATGGCCTTTGCGAATTGGCTCGCTGATAAACAAGCCCGGAAAGTTTTCTTCGCCGAAGTCGTTGATAACAATCAGTGCTGCTTCACCTAGGCCGTTGTTTTCTACGCTCCAATATATACCGTCGCTGTTGCCGCGCTGTGTTGAAATATATTGTAATATATCCCTTAACACTCTAATTTGACCAGGAATACCAGTTTGGTTGTGCTGCCATTCTCCTACTTGTTCGTATGTAGGAAGTTCAACGACCTGAATTGCTGCATAGTTTCCGCCGGTGCCCATACTAGGATCGAGTCCGATTGCATATGTTTTGTTTGCCGATAACTTTTTATACCAGCGTGTTTGGCCCATATTAAGCAATGGAGCAACGCCTTCCATGCTAGCAAGTTTAATACTGTTGACCAATGTCTCGTCAAATACCAGGAATTCACAACCGTATTCACGACGGAATTTTTCTTCGCCAATTCTGCCAACTTCTGTTGCTTTCCATGCTTCGTCGCGGTCGGGGTGTTCGCTCCAATGTGCAATAAAGCTGTGGAAGCCGTTTCTGCCAACAGCTTGCTCATTACCGTGCTCATCAAACTTATTTTCTGCTTCTTTCCAAATGGTTGCAAAGGTATCTTCATCCGAGTTAGGCGTACTAGTAAGAATAGCCCTACCACCAGTTGCCAGTGTAGGCGATATCGAAGTCCAAAACTCTTCAGCAATGTTAGGTTGCACAAATGCAAACTCGTCACAATACAGCAACGAGATACTCATACCACGTCCTGTGTTTCCCGTTGTTGTTTGACTTACAATACGCGATCCGTTTTCAAACTCAATACTGCCTTTGTTGTAACTTGTAACACCTGCTCTAATATGATCCGGACAACTTTCGTATACAAAGCGTATACGTGACATAATTTCTTGGGCACCTGTATACTTGTGTGCAGCAATAAGACAAGTTTGGTCTGGTACAAACATTGCATACCATGCTAGATAGATACTAGCACACGTAGTCTTGCCTGTTTGTCTAGGCATCATATTGATGTTGAAGCGATAGTTGTGATAACTATCCATTAACCCAAGCTGATACTCATAGGGATCAAACAGCAGCTTGCCTTTAGTAGGGTGTTGAATATACGCAAAGTTTTTTGCAAAATATAGATATCCGTCAACTGGGTCCATGCATTTTAACAAATCTGCAATTTGATGTTCTGTATACGTTTCTTGTTTATTAGCCTTTTTAATTAAGACTCCGTCTAACGATTTACTCATAACAATATTTAGTCACAAAAATAGCACCCAAAGGTGCTATTTGATATTGTGTAAATTAACCGTTTAGTCGTTTCATAAGTGCTTTCATTCTTGTAAGCTCTACAGACTCGTTTACTGCTTCGTTAGCAGACATGCTCTTTTTGGCTGTATTAATGCCTTTTTGTCTTTTAGAATTCTTACGCTGTAGTGCTGTCATCTCTGCACCTGCTTGTTTTGACTGATCATCTGTACCATAGCGGCGCTTTGTTGACAATCTTTCTAGATCGTCGTCGTTGAAATCTCTATCCATTTTTGCTGCTTTAGTATAACGCTTTGCTAAATCACTTGAAATTTCACTAATTGCTGCTTCGGTTGTTTTCTTTTTAAACTGCGGAGGTACTTCGCCTTTTTTAGGACTACTACCTTTGTCGGCAACAGCTTTTTTCATTGGCTCTTTTTTGTCGCCGTCTTTGTCAACATCAAGGAAGTCTGGCTTTGCCTTTTTTTCACTAAGCGCTGCCATTAAACGGGCTTTCATTTCAACTGCCATTGGATTATCGCCTTTGGCTGCTGGCTTGTACATTTTTTTCTTGCCATTGATGCCGCCAGCAAGATCATCCATTTTATCCTGATCTACGTATTTTTCGTCTGGCTCTGTACTTGCATCGTAATTGAGTTCGCTTGTGCTTTCTTTTCCAATTGCATCAACTTTAGCGTTAACAGCATTCTGCGCTGTACTACCTGCAATGCCGCCGCCGATTGCTCCAGCTGGTCCGCCTAATGCGCCGCCGGCGATTGCGCCGCCAAGGCCGCCTAAAAATCCTGCATCTAGGTCTTGGTCGCCTTCTACATCATCACGTCCTGGAATATCTGGATCGTCGTTACCGCCTGCTGCTAACTTATTAGTTACTGCATCTTGTGCTGCACTGCCTGCAATGCCCCCGCCGATTGCTCCAGCCGGTCCGCCGACACTGCCAGCAATTGCGCCGCCAAGACCGCCTAAAAATCCAGCTTGTAAATCAGTGTCGCCTTCAACGTCATCGCGTCCTGGAATAGCCGGATCATCTCGGAATGAATTACCAACTGGTGAAAGCAAGTCTGCTCCGGAATTTGCGCCGCCCATTAGTTTTAACATAGCTGCCATTGATGCTACATCACCGGTGATGTTAATACTCACCGGTCCTGAACTAGCAGGCGATGTTGTTGGCATATCGCACTCTGCAATTGCACTTTCGTTTAGTGTTTTCTTTTCTATGGCGTCTAAGCCTCTTAGTATTTTTAACATATCGCTCATGATCAACTCCCCATTGCACTTTTGGTGTTCTGCGGTTCCTCTTTCATAGCTTCTGCTTTGAAACCGTCTGTATTATCTGCACGTTCTTTACGAGCAGCTTCTAATTCTTTTAGTAATTCCATAACTCTATTGCCGCCAACGTCAGCTTGTGCGCTTGGTCCGGCAAGGTCTTCTTTGGTTAATAGAACTTCGTATGTTGCGTTATCATCAGTTTGTTCATTATCATGATCTGATATTCTAGCATTTGCATTACGAACAACAATGCTTGATTTTGCAACTGTACAAACATTGCTTAAATATTCGTGTAATATAGCATCAGTTGTTGGGTATCTAATTTCGACATCCCAGTATGTAACTTCTGTATTTTCCAACTGTGGAAACTCAGGTGGTTGTTTTTGAATTGGTGTTTTTTTGCCCTTGCTCATTGAAACAACACTAAATTTTTCCATAGCGTTGCGTAGGCGATTGTCAAAGCCTTCTGGAATTACTCCAGCTACTCCGATTTTAAACGGATAGGTTTTAGTAGACTCTACAATATATTCTTTTAAACTTTTCATGTTTGTTGGATCCTATTATGTATTATTTATCTTTATCAAGCCCTTTAAGGCGCTCTAGCAAACTGTTTCGATCTGTTACAACATACCCTGCGCCTTCGGTAAATCCGCTTGGATCGCCTACTGTGTCGCTGTCTAACTTTTGTTTTTTAAGTTGCAATTCTACCATTTTTAATTTGTTATTAAGTTTTGCAATTTTAGCATCCAAGTTTGTTCTAAGCATATTGCCTGCTACTTCAAATACTCTTCCGCTGTAACGACTTTCGACGTTCATGCCAAGGTCCATTAGGTCTTCGTATGCCGCCATTGCTTTATCTGCAACCTCGTTCAACTCGCGATCTGCTAATTCTCCTAGCCCTTTAACAGCAGGAAGTGCTTGTGCAATTTTATCAAATTCTTCAATGTCTCTTAGAGTACGTTCTTGTTCAGCAACAATTGTACTATCAATAGTACTGGACGATTTTTGTTGTTCGTTGATGTATTCTTTTGAGGCAGGTAGATTTAATAGATCTTCTAATTTTCTAGTCATAATAGTATCCTATAATATGCTACTATTATTTATCAATATGCAGACGCATATTTTATTAACGTTTTCCAGAATGAAAAATATCGTTTTCTGTAACAATTCTAAAAGTAATGCCTTGCTGTTTACAATAGGCTCTTGCTGCTTCCCACTTTGCTGTATTTAATATAGCATGTGCCTGATTGTGCTTGCTGCGTTTTGCTTCCGACATACTAGTTTGATTCTGTGGCTTAACTTCTATAATTTCTACGTGTTGCTTTCCTTTGGCATCCACATACACCATAAAAAAATCCGGAACATATACAGTATACTTTCCTGTAAATGGATTTCTATAAGGTATTTTAATTGCTTCGCTAGCCCATTTAGCAACATTAGGATGCTCGTCACAAAATTTCATAAATGCAAATTCCCAACTACTTCTGTAAGTAGGCGTTTTGCCTCCTACATACTTTTCGGGATTTTTTAGATTAAATTTTCCTTGAGCGTATTTTGCCATTAGTAAAGAATATTTCTCGACTCTATAATGTTTTGTGGCTGTTCTATACGATACCCTAGTTTACTTACTTTACTTCTGTTGTTATTTAATATTGCAGTGACAATGCTATTTAATTTTACACCATCATAGTTTTTTAATTTATCCAATAAATCTAATACATTAACTTGATCTATAGTAGCTTGTTCGAGCAACACACTAGCAACGCTAATTGCAGAGCTTTTATCAAATCCTCTATTTTCAAAAAACCCCACAACTGCATCAACCTTGTTACTAGGATACGATATAGTTTTTGTAAAAAATCTATTAAATAAATCTCGAGTAAACTGCTGGCTATCTTGATTGTCTGTTATAGTTTTAACGCTTGACATGTTGTTACCTTAAATAATCGATTGAGTAGCTTCTGTAATAGTGTTGTCCACAGACGAGCCTGCAAACGCTGTACTACCAACAGAGACTTCTTGCACCGCGCCTGTTGCAATACCCAAATTTTCAATATCTTTTAAATTTGGTATTCTCAGCTGGCGACGTGTTATAGACGGTTTGTAGTTTCCAGCTGCTAGTTCGGGTATTGTATTATTAGCACCGGCTACTGTAGGCAGTACATTTCTTGCTAGAGATTCGTCTGGTGTTAAAGGACTAGGCGCATTATCATAATGCCATTCGCCAAAGTTAGGAGGAGTGCTACCCGGATTAGTATACCCTCTATTGTATTGAACACTTTCATACGAAATTGTCATCGAGTTTTCACTAAATGCACTGCCCTCAGCTTCTACGGAATCGTGTTGGAAACTATCAATGTACGGATTTATCAGTGTAAAACTAGTGTATGTACTCTTGCCGTCTTGCGGTGCTAATTGATAAACTGCAATACTTGTAAAGAAATTTGTTAATTTGTTTGGTCTATCTAATCCGTAACGATAGTTTAGAGAATCTGCAGAAGTAAATATATTGTTAATTCCGCCGGGCCCGCGAGCATAAGCATCAACAGCTATAGCAGGACTTCCGTCTGCATTTTTTTTCACATAGTTACTGTCGGTATAGTAGTATCTAAAGTAAGTTTCCCAAAGCAAACTAGTTAATCCTGCATTATCGTCATGGAATCGCAGCGTTAGTGGCTGATATTCAATGCCAGTTTGAATTACTTTTTTTCTGTTGTACTGGTTAACTGTTTCTGTTTGGGCAGTAAATTTAGGCAGGTCGGCTTGTTTACACAGCAAGTTTACTTCAGGAACATATAATTGTTCTCTTAACGGACTGCGATCTCTAACATAAGGATTTACATTTAATACAACATGGTATAAATGTTTAAACTTTGGCGTTAAGCGAAAGTTGTTCGCACGATACAATCGTGAAGCATGTTGGTAGTCTCCTAGGTTTCCCTTAAGAGTACCGTACTGTTTGAAGTTATCATAAAACCCGCTTAAATATTTCATAATAATATTTATCTAACTTATAATATGCATAGTTAATAAAAAAGGGGAGTCAAAAGCTCCCCTTAATTAATGGCAATCATTTTAATTATTATCAGCCGGCGCCAGTGATAGCAGTACTAGATGTTCTACCGACTGCTTGTCCTACGCCAGAATCAAGTTGAATTGCGTTATCATACTGAATAGTTAATGCAACGCTAACTGGTTCGTTGTTTGCATATGCTAGTGTTCCGTAGTTTGCTTCAGTAATAAAACAACCGTAACATTCCCATGTTTCAAGAACATTTGGAGTGTATACGCCGTTGCCGCCGTCTAGTATTTCTATTCTAGTTAGATATTTATAATCTGCACCAGAAACAGCACTAGCTTGTTCCATAAAGTCAAATTGCTTTTGAAGTTGTTCGCCAACAAGTCTTTGAACATTGTTGTTCACGTCTTCACGTAAATTAAGTGTAAGCGGGCTCCAAGTATGCTTGCCTGCTAGATATACCTTTGAATTGTATACTGGAATTTCCATGTTTTCAAATGTGATGTTTGGGCGAGTTATGTCCACAACTTGTTTTGTAAGTTCTGTTGTAGGTGTTGATACACCAAACCCTTCCAATGTTACACGGAAACGATATTGAAGTTTCGGCATTAGCAAACCTTGTGCAGAAGCACTGTCGTTTGTTGCTAATGGAACTGTAATTTTACTTAACGATGAGATTGCCATTCTTATTTCTCCTATTCACAAGTATTTATCATTCTAGGGGGTTATTAATTTAACCCCCTAGTTAACGATATTAAAGACCTGCGATCTCTCCTGTATTTTTCAAGCGTAGCGGAATGTAGATAAATTCAACTGCTTTGACTGGTTCGATAGCAATGTCTACATATAGCTCATTGCGATCAATTCTACTCGGAGTGTTGTTGGTTTCGTCACATACAACCAAGTAGTCATAAATTGCTCTAAGACCAATTAACTCTACCATTAAACTTTCAACTTGCTGTTTGATTTCGTCACGTGTGATTTTATCGTTTGGCTCGAAGATATATGGTTTTGCAAGGGTTTTAAGCTGACTACGTAAGTATATTACTAGACGTGCAACGTTGACTCTGTCTAATGCACTTGTGCCTCTTGCACGAGTTTTCTGTCCAAACACAACTAGCCCACTTCCATTTAAGAATGTAATTGGGTTTACGTTGTTTTGATACAGCGTGTCGCGCTGACCTTCGTTAAGAGCAATACTTACAAACTCGCCTTCGCTGCTGATATAACCAGCTGCTGTAGCATTAGTTACACCGCCACGTCTTGTACCTGCTGGTGCAAACCATGGATACGCAACTTGGTCGTTGAGTGCAATAGTGCGAAGTGCCATGTGCGAAGCTGGAACAACAATGTTGTTGCCTGCATTATCACTAGTAAATCCGCTTGGGTAGTAGACACCTAAGTATTCGTCTCTGCTTACAAGGCCTAAATCGTTGTCTTCAACTGCCAAGTTAACGTTGGATGCCCAATCACTAATTGCAGTAGTATTTGGCTGCAATCTCATTGGGCTGTCACCTACCACAAATGCCGTTAAGCCTCTGTCGTTGTTTAGTGTGATCATTTCGCCAATTAGTTCAGGATACCCTGGAGTTGCAATCAAGTTAAACAAACGTGTTTCGTCGTCGCGTATGTCATCGTTGCTGTTAACCATTGCTTGTAGTGCTTGTACAACAACTTTACGTTGTGCAACACGTCCAAATGCGCCAGAACCGTCTGCGTTATTTGCGCTTTCGGTTACCCAACGGTTAGCATAATACGTCGACATCGACTCATCGCCAAAACGTGTATTTACAGCTTCGGTGTTGATCCAGTCGCGCTCAAAACGCTTGATGTTAAATCCGCTGCGGCGTGTGTTAAACAGTATCATGCCTTTTGGATATAGTGCAGGATCAGGTGCATCTGGATCTAGATAGTTACTATCTAGCAAGTCTGCAATCGCGCCTGCTTCGTTGCTATTTGCGCCAGCAGTATTATAACGTGCATCTGCAAATAGTACACCGTTTTCAGTTGTTTGATCAGTTTTGTCTAGCAACACCCACTTGCCGGCTGAGCTACGACGGTATATTCCTGGGTAAGAGTCAATGTTAGCAGTACTAATCCAGATATCACCAGTTACTAGTGCATCGCCTGTTGAGTTTTCAGTTGGCTCACTTGCAGCAACAATAGGACCATTTACGTCAGTAAGCGGTAACGCAGTTGAGTCTTTGTAACCCACCCATGTTGTGCCGTTGTGATACATAATATCAGCTTCGTCTACTACGCTGCTATACCATAATGCGCCATCTGCTGGTGTAGTAGTTGGCTCCAGTTCGCTTGCAGTATATGTTAGTACTCTCCAAAGAGTTGCAATATAATTATCTGCGTCTCCTGACGGAGCAGTATAAAAGTTAATAGTACTAGTTGGATTAGCCGAATCGTATACTGTAAAGAGATTAGCAAGTATTTGATCATTTATATCAGTAAATCTAATATCGCCGCCCAAGCTATGCGAAATAACAATACGGTTTTGACTGTCAACACTTGCAGTTACATTAGTAAATCCTGCTGAGTTAATTGCAGTTGCAACTACGTCTGCATCACTAACTGCACCGGTTGCAGTAAATTCTACAGTTGTTGCAGCGCCAAGAGCTGCTTGACCCGAAATTGATTCTTGAACAATAAACGAATATGTGCCGCTTGGAATTGTGCTTGATATTACTTTTGTACTAGTAATAGTAGTTGCACCTGTTGCATTTTTACGGAAGATTTTAAATGTGCCTAGTGGATCAGAATCTTCAGCAGCGTTTGACTGAATGTACAATGCACCTTCGGCAATGTTTGTGCCGCCAGTGGTGCTGTCCAGTCCAAATAGTGCAGCATGGTTAGTTGCGTAAATTGGAGCAGATACAGTTGTCCATGCCTGGGTATCCGAGCTATATTTTTTAACTAGCCAGTTAGCACCTAGGTTAGGTGTTGTAGTTTTAAGCCAAATGCTTCCAGTAGGGCGTGGGTTAACATCTGATG